TATTTACAGTAATGGATTAGATCCTACACTAAATTTTGACTTTGATGGCAGTGGATTAACTCCTGGTGGCCGTACAGCCTCATCGGGTGATGCACTAGCATATCTTAAGTTTGCTACAGGTATAGAAACTGGCACCGATTTATCTGGCGTGGATACTATAGGTCCATCATGGACTCCTATAACTTTAGCTGGTTCGACGTATTTTGATAATAAATTTAGAATTATGACGGCTCATGGTAATTATACTGACGCACTAAGAACAGCTGTCAATTTAACTCCGAACACCTTAGGTTATGGAGATACCGCAATTATTGGTAACGTTAATGTTGATGGCACCAATACCAAATTAATATCTGGATTTGGTATTAATGGAGAAAGTATTTATCTTAAACCGGATTTTGAAGCCGGCGGGATTATACAAGCTTATGGTTCATTAACGATTACTGGAACTGAACCAGGCGATACAAGTTGGGAAGGTTGTAATTTAACTCTTTACAATAATAACACAGATACTGGTGAGTGTGTAGTGGTTTATAAAAATACCGGTACTAATGGAACAGGCAGTAGCTTTTGGCTTACAGGACTAAATCAAGGTACTAACTATGATATGGCTTATGGCACTGGTTTTACCACAGCTAATACGAAATTAAGATTATCAGCAACAGGTAATCTAGAAGTTGATGGAAACGTCACCGCGTTTTCTACTACATTATCAGATGCATCTTTAAAAGACGAGGTTGCAACGATTACCAATCCTTTAGATAAGGTAAAAGCATTAAGAGGTGTTTCTTTTGTATGGAATCAAACATCTCGTAAAGGTAAAGCTGATATAGGTCTTATTGCGCAAGAAGTTGAAGAGGTTATTCCAGAAGTTGTTCATGAACATAATCCTTATTTTATCGATGATGATAAAACTTATAAGACCGTTGATTACGAAAAAATTATAGCAGTTCTTATTGAAGGTATGAAAGAACAACAAAATCAAATAGAAATGCTCGTGAGCGAAATAAATGGACTAAAAGAAAAGGTATATAAATAAAGATATATACGGAGAAATAAAATGGCACTTCAATCAAGTGGACAAATTAGTTTAGATAATATTCAAACTGAAATTGGTGGATCTAATCCAATCAGTATTAGTGAATATTATGGAAGAGCTACTGGTCTTCCTTCAACAGGACAAATAAGTCTACAAGACTTTTATGGTAAAGCAGTACCACCATTACAGTATTTTTATCTGAAAGAAACAATTGTTAACCCAGATTTTTATGGCGCTAATACGGCTAATGATTATTTTGGTTCAGGATTTCCAAGTGGCGCTCATAATAATAAAATTGCTTTGTGCGATAAATACGCTGTTGTGGGTACGCCAAACGAAGACGATGTTGGTGTCTCGAACGTCGGCGTTGTTTATATCTTTGATGCAGATATTACCAGTTCTACGTATGGAACTTTATTGCGTACTATAGAAAATCCAAACGATAATGGAGGTACGCGTATTGATAATTTTGGCAGTGTTGTTGCTGTAACCGATAATTATCTTGTAGTAGGAGCTTCGGAGGAAGATACAGGCGCTAGTAACGCCGGTATTGTTTATATTTTTAATCCGGCAACAGGCGCATTACTACATACCTTAGATAATCCAAACCCTGTTGCTGATGATTATTTTGGTAACAGTGTAGCTATAACTGATAATTATGTTGCGGTTGGATGTGTTCAATACGATAGTGCTACTTATAATAATGAAGGAAGAGTATATATATTTAGCCCTTCAACTGGATCTTTATTGCGTACTATTGATAACCCGAAGTCTATATCTGATTATAGCGGCGGCTGGACTAATGATGTTTTTGGCAAACTAGTTTCTCTTACTGATAATCATTTAGTTGTAACTTGTAGAGGAACTAATACTGCAGGTTTTATTGTTGGTGGATTTTATATTATAGATCCATCTAATGGAAATGTATTACACAGCGTTATTTCTCCGACTGGTAATGAACAAGCTGGTTTTGGAGTTACTTTAGATACATCAGATAAATATATTATAGTAGGCGCTTATGAGCTAGATGGTGGAGGGGCCTCAAATAGCGGCGGGGCTTGGATATACGATATTAATACTGCTGAATTGTTATATACACTTACTAACCCAAATGACTATGGTACTGATTTTGATGATTATTTTGGATCAAGTGTATCTATTACAGATCAATTTGCTGTAGTTGGAGCACGTGTTGAAGATTCGCCTAGGCAATATGATGGGGCGACAGTATTCTTCGCCGGCGTTGCTTATGTTTATGATTTACTTGATGGGAGTGTTATAGAGACTATATTAAATCCTAGTGCGAACACTGACCAAGGTATAGACTACTTTGGCACCAGCGTCGCGATACATGGTAATATAGACAATTTACAAATTTGGGGTGGAGCGCCCTATGAAGATGTACCTATATCGAACTACGGTGCTGTGCATGTATTTAGATTTTATAATAGTGAATATAGAAGTAGAGCTTTAACATATCTTGGCGCAACTGCACCACAAGATGTTACTGGATTCGGATTTGATCCAGATATGTTTATAATTAAAAGTCTATCTACATCCACTGGATATTCTTCTTGGCTTTTTGATACCATTAGTGGTGTTAATAACGCTTTTGCTATGAATTCTAGTGCAAGTACTAGCAACTTCAGCTTTGTATCTTCAATAACTGATGGTATTTCTTTTAGTGCTAATAATAGTAATATAAGCGCTGTTGGTGTAAATCATGCTGTGTGGGGATGGGACGCCGGCGGTAGTAGTGTAACAAATAATGATGGTGATTTAACTTCTACTGTTCGAGCTAATCCTGCTGCGGGATTTAGTGTTGTTCGATGGACTAGTACTTCAGGTGCACAAAACAGAGTTGGTCATGGATTAGGAATTACTCCCGAAATAGTAATACAAAAGCGACTAGGTACTTATAGCTGGGTTAGTATGATAACTGGTGTTATTAATGATTTTTATTCATATTGGCTTCTAGATTCTAATGGAGCAATTACAGAGGGTACCACAACAACATATAGGGCTAACGATACTACGTTTCCTCAGTTTATCAATACTTCTGGAAATGATGTTATGGCATATTGTTTTGCTTCAGTTCCTGGTGTAAGTAAAATTGGATTTTACACTGGAACTGGGACCACGAACACTGTAAGAGTATCTTGTGGATTTAAGCCTTCTATAATTATGATTAAAGGCGAAAATAATGGTGGTAGATTTTACATATATGATACCACAAGAGATAGTACTAGTCCTCATACTCGAGTTGTAGAATTATCTACGTCAAATGTTGAAATTAATAACACCGCATTCGAAATAGATACTTATCAAACTGGTTTTTATATTGGTGGTACATCAAGTAATATCAATACTTCAGGAAGAAGATATATTTTCATGGCATTTAAATAATTAATATAGGAGATACAATAATGGCAGAACTTACGCCAGAAGAAATTAATGATTTAGCTATAGCTGAAAGACAATATAGAAATAGTCTATTATCATATAGTGATTGGACTCATGTAACTGATAGCAAGTTAACTGCAGAGCAACTAGCTGCATGGGCTGAATATAGACAAGCTTTAAGAGATATTACATCGCAACCTGATTATCCTCTTAATATTGTTTGGCCAACAGAGCCTACAGTATAGAATATAGGAAAGTAAAATGGCTAAACCGAATTCAAGAGATTCATTAATTGATTATTGTTTAAGAGCACTTGGAGCTCCAGTAATTGAGATTAATGTCGATGAAGATCAAATAGATGACCGTGTTGACGAAGCACTTCAGCTTTATCAGCAATATCATCGCGATGCAATTGAAAAAGTTTATTTGAAACATCAAATAACTCAAGATGATATTGATAATGGTTATGTTCCTATTAATGATTTAATTACAGAAGTTGTAAGAGTATTTCCATTAAATGATACTTTGTCTGGAACTGATGACGCTCTGTTTGATATTAACTATCAGCTGCATTTAGAAGATGTATTTACTTTAAATTACATGGGATCTCTTGTAGATTACGTAATGGCTAAGCAATGGTTATCATTGGTTGATATTATTATTGACGCTGATAATAAACATATTAGTTATAAAAAGCATAAAAATCAATTGCGCATCGATATGGACTGGGATAAAGAAGTTCAGGTCGGCGATTTTATAGTTATTGAGTGTTATCGTATATTAGATCCTGAAGTATACACAGACATTTATAACGATTATTATTTAAAGAAATATCTCACATCATTAATTAAATTACAATGGGGCACAAACCTTTCTAAATTTGAAGGTATGCAAATGCCCGGTGGTGTAACATTTAATGGCCGTCAAATGTTTGATGATGCTCGCGAAGAGATTACTAAGTTAGAAGAAGAAGTAAGACTGAATTGGGAAGAACCAATTGGGTTTATTACCGCATAGGATAAAAGATGCCAAGAAATGTTTATTTCAGTCAAGCGGTTCGTTCAGAACAGAATCTTTATGAAGATTTAATTATCGAATCTTTAAAAATTTATGGTCAAGACGTTTATTATTTGCCGCGTAATATAATTAATAGAGATGAAATTTTTGGCGAAGATGCTGCATCTAAATTTGATTCTGCTTATATGCTTGAAGCCTATATTGAAAATGTTGAAGGTTTTGAAGGTGCAGGTGATTTATATCAAAAGTTTGGAATTGAAATTAGAGACGAAATAACATTTGTTATATCTCGTAGAAGATGGCAACAATTTGTTGGTATATGGAATAATTCAATTAATCAAATTCGACCTCAAGAAGGTGATGTATTATTTTTACAATTAAGTAATACTTTTTTCGAGATAATGCATGTTGAAGATGAGCAACCGTTTTATCAATTATCTAATTTACCTGTTTATAAACTACGTTGTGCTCTTTACGAATATAATAGCGAAGAGATTGCAACCGGTGTTGATGTTATTGACACACAACAAGATAATTTTGGATATCAACAAACAATTAAGGTTGATGTTTCTGGAACTGGACAGTTTTTCCAGAAAGGAGAAATTGTCTCACAAGTTATTTCTTCAGGCGTTACAGTGTATGGCACTGTTAGATTATCAGAACAAATATCATCAACTTTTAATACCTTAACAGTTTCTAATATTGGAGTAACAGGATCTACTGAAGCTAAAGATTTCTTAGTGTCTAATTCTGTTGCTTTAATTGGATCTGAATCTGGTAATAGTGGTTATATTATTGATGTTGTTACAGTGTCAGAAGAGAACTTCATGCCGACTGATGGTAATGCTCAGAACACAGCATTTGAATTAGATGCAGATTCTTTCTTAGATTTTAGTGAAACAAATCCATTTGGTGATCCATCGGAGACTTATTAATTATGTTCGGAAATCATTTTTACCATGCAACAATGAGAAAGAGTGTTGCGCTTTTTGGTACACTATTTAATAATATCTCAGTTATTCGCCAAGATGGTTCTGGTAATGTTTTAAATCAAATTAAAGTACCATTAGCTTATGGACCAAAACAAAAGTTTCTAGCAAGAATTGATCAGCAAAATGAAGAATCAATGGCTATTAAATTGCCACGTATGGCGTTTGAAATTACTTCTATTGATTTAGATTTAAATCAAAAACTTGCTAAACGCAATACTATTTTAGAGTCTACTGATGATCCAACTAAGAAGAGAGTTTTAAAACAAATATCTTCTTATAATATTGGTATGCAATTAAATATCATGGCAAAAAATCAAGATGATGGATTGCAAATATTAGAGCAAATACTTCCGTACTTTCAACCAGAATATACTGTATCAATTAAACCCATTGATGGATACGATTTTAAACAAGATGTACCTATTATATTATCGTCAGTTTCTATTCAAGATGATTACGAAGGTGATTTACCAAGTCGTAGAGTTTTAATTTATACTTTAGATTTTAGTATGAAGATGAAGTTTTATGGACCTACTTCAAGTCAGGGTGTTATTAGAGAAATAAATATAGATTTTAATGGTGATGTTTCTGGTCAAGAGTTATTAGAAAATATGAATATCTCATTAGATCCTATTGATGCAGCACCAGACGATG